TTTTACTGTCTTTGCTTCCCGACGAGGTTTCCCTTCCGGTTACTAAGAGCCATGCTCTGTAACTCTCCTCATACGGTACTTTCACTGACACACGCAACTTATTCTCCAGGTATACCTTTCGGTATCTAGTGGACCCCGTCCAATAATAATTATCCAATTCAACCCTACGACTCAAATTGAAATCCCGTAAGAAGTCGGCGATATTAAAGAAGTCGCGCATACCCTCAGGATAGCTCAAGATATAACTGTAAAGAACTAAGTGTGGCTCCATCAAACCAGAAGGATAATCTCTGAATCTCTCAGGGAACGATATCTTGAGGACAAGCTCTTTCCATAGTCTCCAAGCACCCGTTGGTCTCCAGTATCGTGAAAGGAAGTGTGGGTCATCGTACCTAGTACCCTGCTCCGTCTTTGCACTATTCATGATAATTCCGAAATTATGGTCAAGGTATCCTTCGAGTTCAACTAAATCTAGTTCGAAGAAGCGAGTAAAGATGATGTTATCATCACCCATAATCATCATACGCATGTGATTATCAATAAAATGGTCTGATAAATCCTCTCTAGAATATAAATAGCAGTAAATCATCAGCATATTCACAATTGTATCAATTATCTGTGTGAACATACTACCACTCGGAACTCCGTGATGAGCCGACACTTCGCCGTCTGGGCCGATAAATGTCTTATGAATAAATGACTCAATCACTCCGTTAAATATATCCTTGGGAAAGAACTCAGATAAGAATGCACCCTCAACAATGTTGAAAGCCGCTCGAATGAGCCACGATGGTATGGATTGGTCAAAGCGTGAATAATCTAAAGAATACCAATTCCACGTCTTATTTCTAAAACGTTGTAACCGTGTGTTCAGTTCATCATCCGAGTATCCGCCAGCATAAATAGAGAAATCTCTACCTCCCATAGCATCTTGCAACGGTTTAGCGAACATAAGTTCAACCATTATGGTATGAAAAGCTATCATACTGACTAACCTAGTCTTTGCCTTGAAATCTCCTGTTTCGTTACCTTCTGAATCGAATGCTCCGCTCGCCTGCGTGCGTTTGGCGATAAGAATTGGAGCCTCTATCCTTCCAGTATCTTGGATTTCTTGTAACGCTCGTAAATAAAGTTGAAACACCTCTTCGACCTCGAAGTCCTTCTTCTTCTTCAAACCAGTCTCGATATAATCGTATCCTGGATGGGTATCTAAGGTCGAAAGAGAATCAAGTATCTCATCACCACTTTTGAAAAACTTGACTTGAAGCCCCATTTTAGAGAAAAATTCCAAGACTTTGTTCTCCGCCTTCTTGAAATTCTTCATCCACGCTCGGTTGGGCCGACGTTTATTATCGGCGAAGTACTGAAGCTGGTCGCGAAGTTGCTCAGGATCAACCAATGATTGGGCGAATTTAATCCTGTCAGCATAATTCAGTACATACTTAACCTCGAGAGGTTTCTTTGCGTAGCGTAATAATAACTCGACAACTCTGTCATCAAAGACTCTAGTCTCACTGCTTCGTGAGATAGAAGCGATGAAGCTGGTACGACGAACATTCTGAGCAACCAGTGACTGTTTGATGACCTCCTGATTGTATTCGGGGACCATTGAATCTACCTCCTTATCCAGGGTCTACTGAAACGTAGAATCTCCTATAAAATTT